ACAATTCGCCGGTCACCTTCGCCAATACTGCCAGCACGGCAACGGGGTTGAGCCTCGCCTTCCATCCCGACGCTTTTACCTTCGCCACAGCCGACCTCGTGATGCCCGGAGGCGTGGACATGGCTTCCCGCGTGGTCAAGGACGGCATCTCAATGCGCGCCGTGCGGCAATACAGCATCAGCGACGATACCTTCCCAATCCGCATCGATGTCTTGTGGGGTGGCGTCGCGATGCGGCCGCAACTCGCCTGCCGGCTCGTGGCGAATTAGGAGGCAACCACAATGCCAGCCTTCGTAAACCAAGGTCCGCAGGACCAGCCGCCGACCTCGCAATATCCCCCCGGGCCGCAACTGTTCGATCCGTCGATTATCGCCGCGGGCGGGGGCCACAGCCCAGCCGATGGCATCGTGGCGCGCGCCGGCGGTGGACAGGCAGCCGCCACGCCTCTCCGGGCCTCGATCTCGCGCATCACGACCTGTGCCACGGCGGCCGACAGCGTCTGTCTCCCGCGCGCCGCAGGCGGCCAGTTCGTCGTCGTGATGAACGCGGGCGCTGCAGCGTGTCAGGTGTTTGCCGCGCCAGGTTCCAGCGACACCATCAACGGCGTGGCCGGGAGCACCGGCGTATCGCTCGCGGCGGCCAAGTCGGCGGCGTTCAGCTCGCCCGCTATCGGCGTCTGGTTCTGGAACCTGTCGGCCTGAACTCTGTCGGGCTTCCTCTCCAGCGTGTGGTCCCGAGCGCGCGCCCGGCAGGACTTCGGGACGCCTTTTCCTGACATGAGATAGCCATGTTGAACACGACAGGTGACCTGATCACGTTCACGCTGCGCGCGAGCGGCATCAACGGCGTCGGCCAGACACCGCTGGCGGACGACAGCAACACTGGCCTCGATCTGCTGCGTATGCTCATGGCGCAATGGCAGCGCAAGCGGTGGCTGATCTGGAACGAGCAGGAACTGTCGGTCGTCTCCACCGGCAACCAGTTTTATACCATCGGCCCAGGTCAGGACTTCGACACCGCACGCCCGGACAAGATCCACGCCGCATGGTGCCGGCTGCAACCGTTCTCCGGCCCGAACGCGGTGGATCTCCCGCTCGCCATCATTGAGGCCAAAGAGGACTGGGCACAGATCGGCGTCAAAGACCTGGTGTCGCTGCCGGCCGCGGTGTTCTACGACAGCTCATTTCCGGTTGGGCGCGTCATCTTCTGGCCGGTGCCGAGCGCCGCCCACTACGAGATGCACCTCGTGGTGAAAGCCTCGCTGCCGACCTACACCACGCTGACCGATCCGTTGGCCGTGCCGGACGAATACCTCGAGGCTATGATGTGGTCGCTCTGCGTGCGGTTGCAGATGGCCTATGGGCTGCAGGCGCGGCCTGACCACGTCGCGGCGATGAAGCAAGCCATCAACGTGATCGAGATGGCGAACAGCCAGATCGCCACCATGGCGATGCCGGCGGCCCTCGGGCGTCACGGCGGCGATGTCTCCACCTGGGTTGGTGCGGGTCTCAACAGGGCCTGGACGGTCGGCGGCAACAGTGTGCTGGGTTAGGAGGCCACTCCCTTGGGCTACCCATGGCAAAACGGCGACGAACTCCTAGCGGCGGACCTCAACGCGGCCATTGCCAGCGCTTTGGGTGGCAGCGGGCCGCCGTCCGGCCCCGCATCCGGTGATCTGAGCGGCACCTATCCGGCACCCATCGTGGCACGCTTGGGCGGCGTGACCATCGCGCCATCCGCCACCATCGACACCACCAACGCCAACAACATCACCTCGGGCAATTTCAACCCGGCCCGGCTGCCGATCGTCGCCACCGTCACGCCGAACAGCTACGTCAACGCCAACATCACGGTCGATGCCACGGGGCGCATTACCCAGGTCAGCAACGGCTCCTCAAGCGCCGGCGGCACCGTCAGCAATATCGAAACCACCGGGCCGGGCATTACCGGCGGTCCCATCACTAGCAGCGGCACCCTCGCCGTCCAGTGGAACGCTGGCACCGTTACCGCGCTCGATGCTGCCACGCTGCAACTGAGCGCCGGCACGCTGAAGACCATTGGCGCGACCACCAGTGGCCCCGCAGGCGGCGATCTGACCGGCACCTATCCCAACCCCACGCTGGCCACGACGGGCGTCTCAGCGGGCTCCTACGGCGACAGCAGCCACGTCCCGACCATCACGGTGGACGCCAAGGGACGGCTCACCGCCGTTGGCAGCGCCGCGGTGGCCAGCGGGCCGCCGAGTGGCGCGGCAGGGGGCGACCTCACGGGCACCTATCCGGCGCCGACGCTGGTGACCACGCCAGTTGCGGCGGGCTCCTATGGCGACGCCACGCATGTTGCGACGTTTACCGTGGACGCCAAGGGGCGGCTAACGGCGGCAGGCGTCGTCGCGATTACTGGAATCGGCGGTGTTGTACCCTACTCGCAACTTCCTCCCGAAGTGCAGCAAGTGCCGGTGCCGTTCGTGTTCAGCGGCAAGCCGGCCACGGGCGCCACCATCAACGTGCCGGTGCCCATGGCACTCACAGTGCCCAGCGGCCTCGCCGGTGCGGTGGTCTACGACGTGACCCTGGCAACCGCATCTGCGGTCTTCACCCTGAACAAGATCAGCGGCGGCACCACGACCGCGCTTGGCACCGTCACCATCACCAGCACCAACCACACCTCGGCCACCATAGCGGGCGCCGGCGGTTCGCTGGCCATCGGCGACGTGTTGCAGATGGTGGCGCCGACGCAGGACGCGACGCTGGCGGATTTGGGCATTACCGTACTGGCGTCGCGCGTGTAGCCATGGCCATCGCCTTCCGCTCTACCAGCACAGGGGCGTCGAATAATTCGACATCCACCACATGCTCGCTGCCCGCCGGCACAACCACCGGCGATGTGACGATCCTTTTCGCAATACAGGCGAGCAGCGGCGGTGCGGCTCCGACCATGACGGCTCCTGCGGGATGGACCGTGCTGGTGGCAGCAAGTACGATCGTTGTCTGCTGGCGTGCCTACCAAGCCGGGGATGCAACCACCGGGCTCACCTTTACCTCGACCCTGGGCAATTGGTGGGAAAGCTGCGGCGTCACCTATTCAGGATGCGATACCACGACGCCGATCGATGCGGCCTCCTTCTGCTTCGGCCTAAGCGCCGGCCTCGCGACGCAGAATAACCTGTTCCGCGCACCGTCTATCCTGCCGAATTTCAACAGCGACACGTTGCTGGTGCTCTATGCAAACGGCGAGAGCGCTGGACGCACCATCGCGGTGCCCGGCGGCACCACATCACGGGCCAATGTCACGACCGGCCCGACGCTCCGTATTGCCGACAAGACCCTGACTGATGGCACGCCGACCGGAGATATCGATACGACCTGTGTTGCCAACACTGCGACGCATTTCGGCATGTCGATCGCACTCAAGACGGCAGGGGCGAGCGGAGCCACGCTGGCGACAGCCCGTCCGACTTTCGGCGCGATATTTAATACAGAACAGAATGCCTCAAGTTTCGTCGTGCATCTCGACTTTCTCGCGGTGCAGAACGGCGATCTTGTGGTGGTGTTTACATGCGGTCCAAGCACCACGCTGCCCTTGGCAGGTTGGACACAACTAACCTCCGTGCAGGGCGCGAACATCTTCTATCGGACCTGGTCGACCGGCGACACCATGACGCCGACATTCTCCGTCTCCCCATCTGGTTACGTCGCGGTCGATGCGGTTGCACTGCGACGCGCCGGCAGCGGCACCTGGAACCCGGCAATCGACACCAGCGGCGTCAACTCGGCAACCAGCACGGCAGCGGTCCCCGCGCTGACGCCGGCCGGTTTGGCCGAACTGCTGCTAACCTATTTCGGATCGCGCATATCCGGTTCTGCGTCGTGGTCGGGCGTGACCGGCGGACTCAGTGATCTCGACATCAACAGCGCCGGGCCATGCCTGCGGTTCTCATCCCTCATGCCGTCCGGCAGCCCGACGACGGCCTATAGCGCCACGCTGAGCGGCGGCAATGCCGTCGATGCTGCGGCGGTTTTAATCGGAGGGGCGCCAGTCTCCAGCGCGGCGCAGCAGGCCCTCGCGATGGTGCTGGCCTGATGGCCCGCGTTGCGCTCATCGGCGGGGCCTACCAGGCGCACAGCGTCATCGCCGCGGCGCAGCGCTGCTTGAACCTCTACCCAGAACCAAGCCCGACAAGTTCCAGCGGCGGCTCTGCCATCGGCGAGCCATCCACCGTCGCGCACTACCCGACGCCTGGCTTGCGCCTCCTTGGCACATTGCCCAAGGCGCCGGTGCGCGGCATCCGCCAGGTCACCACCGGCGGCGTCTACGCGGTCGGCGGCGACACGGTCTATAGCATCGATCCGTCCTCCTGGAATGCGACCGCGCTCGGCACCATTACGCCTGGGATCAACACGCCGGTCTCCATGCAGGACAACGGCCTGGATATGCTCGTGGTCGACGGCACTGCGAACGGCTGGGATGTCACGCTATCCAGCAACGCCTTCGCGCAGATCAACGATCCGAACGGGATGTTCGTCGGCGCCGATCGGGTGGATTACCTCGATACGTTCTTCATCTTCAATAAGCCGAACACGCCGCAATTCTACATCTCAGGATCGCTGGCCGTCACCTTCGACACGCTCGATTTCGCCAATAAGGAGGCCTACTCCGACCTGCTGGTGGTGGCGGTGGTCGCCAAGCGGCTGATCTACCTGTTCGGCGAGCGGACGACGGAAGTCTGGTATGACACCGGATCAACATTCAGCACAGGAGGTG